ATAACATGGAATTTCGTCTCTATTTTTATTTATAATATCTGAATCAGATATATGTATATGATAAATACAATGAAATCTATATGAATCATCATGTGCTTTGCAAAATAATATTTTTTTATTAAGTGTTGTTAAAATAATACAACTCTCATCTTGATGTATATTTGTTATAGTCTCATGATCGTCTATGATAACACGACTGATATAGCCCTGGGCAAAGCCTTCAAATTGCTCTGGTGAAATATCTTTAAGTGCTTCAGGTGTACTGGCTGTTAGTGAGTCCTTAAGTGCTTCAGGTGCACTATCTTTTAAAAGGTTATTAAGTGCTTCAAATAGGTTGGTTATTAGAGGATCCTTAAGTGCTTCAGGAATAATGGCTGGTAATGGATAATTATCTTCCATTTAAATAAATGATATTCAATTTTGATTTTAATAAATTTATTACTTATTATAGAAACTTGCCAACTACTACTCAACCGATAGATCTTATAGTATTTAGTAAAAATTATGATATAGTTAGTAACTTGTCAAACTATAAATTCGAGAAAAAAACGATATCCGTAAATATTATACATCCGATATTAAATAACATTTATATAAGTTTATCTACTAATTCAAATTATATATATTTTCATTTGCCAGTTACTATAGACGGACTTCAGTATGGAAATCATTTCAGCATTGGTCTAAGAGATAAAAAAAAATCAGCAGATAAATCTGAAGATAAATTACTCGTAGATTTACATTATACAGTGCAAAATCCAGATAAAAAAGAAAGTGCAAATAGCAATACCAAATGCTGGTTATATGATGGTAAAGAAATAAATACAACGAGAATGTTAACTGAAGTATGTGAAATACCTGAAAAAAAGAAATTTATACATGTTTATAATGAATTATTCATAAATTATATACTTGTTATAATAGCAACTCCATTTATTAACAGTCAAACTGATCTTAAAAATGTAATTAAAAATATTAAAAGTATAAATTCATCTATTATAGCACCACCATCTTCTCCAAGCAATGACAAAAAAGTTAAGAAAACTAAAAAGACAAATACATAATCTCCAGGAATTCCTGGGGAAAACAGGGTCGGCGGGCCCGTCGGGGCAAATACAAATTACGTTTAAAATTAAATCTACACTAAATTTAAATGAAAAAACGTAGCGGCGGTGATACATTCGGAAATATTGCAAATAACGTTTACGATGGTGCTGCTGCTTTTGGTCGTTTTATGGCTCTGATTAGTCTTATTATTAGCTGTATTGTTGGTACAATAATGATCGTAATTGGAATTGTATTATTATTTAAGAAAAATAAATATACAGATGTTGCAACTGGAAAAATTACAATGGCATCATGTAATACTGTGAATAATACTACATCTTGTTCTATTTCTGCGGACTACAATGTAGATAATAAAACATATAAAATTACAGCACCAGTAAATGGTAAATATTATAATTTAGATGATAATATAGATATTTACTATGATCCGAATGAACCTGGTGCAAGTCGAGTTGGTAAACCATTTTCATTCATGTGGATTGGAATAATTATGATTGTAATTGCACTATTCATCATTGGCGGAGCAGCATTATATTATTATATTGTTACACAATTTAAATTTGTTGCTGCAGCAACTGGTGTTGGTGATGTAATCAATATTGTGGATTAGCGATGAGTATTTTTTCTTAAATTTAAATATGTAATATATTTAAATGGATAATAATCATTATTTAATTGATTTTACCAATTTTCCACCCGTATATGGAAATACAATTACTTTGCCATATAACACTTTATTATATAGAAGCTATGATATTAAATATGATCCAGTTTCAGATTATCCTTGTTATTTTGGAAGTGAAGAAACTGCATCCGGTTATTTAGCTTCTGGCAATCGCAAATTAGGAATTTTTAATCTATCTCAGCAAATAACATTATTAGATATGCGCTATTTTAAAGTTATATTACAATCAATCATAAATAGTCGTGGTAAAAATACACAGGAAATTTCTGATGCAATAGCTACTGTAACTTTAGCATATGGTCTCTGTTCATATGAAAAACAAATTGAATTGATAAAACAAAGATATTCCAAAGATAAATCGATTGAACCTGCTCTTAAAAATATGATACAATTAATATCCAAAGTAAAGAATATGAAAGGATTCAATCCAATAGAACCAGAAGGCGTCCGAATAGGTGAAACTACGAATGATGGTATTGCAATCAGCTTTATTAAAGATATATTTAAACATAGAGTTGATGGTATAATATCTCCTAAAATGTTTTCACCATTTCATATAGAAAAACAGAATTATTTATCTGCAGAAATTGTTATTTTTGATCCACAAAAATCCGGACTTCAATTATTACCTAATATATCTGCATCAACTATTCAAAAATTAAATATAGAAAATATTCTCCCAAAAAATATTTATCAATATCAATATGTTGACAAAAATAAGGACATAGTTATGAAAAGTAAAATAATTGGCGGCAGTGGCATAGATCCTGAAAAGTTAGATAGAAATTATTTCTTTGATCAAATCCAAAGTGGTAATAAAGAGTTTATAAAGCTATATAAAAAAACTACTAAATTATCAAAAAAATTTATACATTATCCATGTAGTTCACCAGATTATATTTATCTAGATCAACCAACAATTAATATAGATGGTGCAACTTAGTTTTTTATTATATTATTAAATAAAAGATGTGATGGAATGCATCCATTTCTATAAATACATTCTTATTTAGTACATTTGCGGTTATTTTAGCGTTTGGAAACAATATTCTTAATATTTTTGAAGTATTATTTTATATGTCGTTCATATCCATGCAATTTATAGAATATTTAATATGGAGTAAAACGTTTTCAAATAGATCTTTATCGATGGTAGCTTTATTACTTATTCTAAGTCAACCGATATTTTCATTGCTTTGCATCAAAGATAAAAATTTATTAATTCCGTTGCTAATCGGATATTCTATATTTGTAGCGTATATATTTACTCAATGGAATACTATAGATTTCCGAAGTATTAAATCATCCAATGGACATTTATCGTGGAAATGGCTAGATTTTCCAGTAATAGGTCTTTTAATATGGATGTTTTTCTTATTCATAAGTTTCATTATAAACAAAACATATTTATATTTAATAGTAGGTTTAATAATAGTTATTACATGCTATATATTATTCCGCGATACGCAAACATGGGGCAGTTTATGGTGCTGGATCGCAAATATAGTTGCGTTTTTTTTACTATATCGTGTATTTTCAAAAGATATATGCATAAAATATTAGTTTATATATCAAAAATTTGATTAAAACAAGTCTTAAACACCATAGAATATATGAATATAGAGTAGAGTACAAATGATTAAACTATTTCGATTATTTATACCATGTTTGTCTGCTGGAGATAATGATGATGATGACAATGATGACACAATAATTTCATTCACTAAGCTAACTATAGAGCCAACTTTTTTGCCAATGACGGAATTACCTACAAGACTAAGTATTGAATTACCAACGGAGCTAAATGATGAAAAAATTATAGAAATAACTATTGATAAAACAATTGAACCAAAGATAAATTACTCAGATGATCTATTTAAATTATTTAATAGTGAATCTAGTCGAATAAAAAAATTACCCAATTTATTCTATTCAAATAATAACTCTATACATCTGAATCGATTTATATCTTCAGATATTTTAATCAAAGATGAATATGTTAATTCATATTATAAAAAATTATATCCACGAACGTATTCAATTATAAAAAAGTCTTTAATTACAACTCCATCATTTCATTCACAAGATCCCAATGACTATCGGGCATCACTGCCTTAGCAAATTTAATTAGAGCTAAATTCTTTTTCTGTAATCTTTTAATTATTAGATTATTATCCTTGATAATATCCTGCTGGCGAACATACAGTCTATGAATTTCATCATATTCATCTTTCCATGCATTTTCAGATCTAGGCATGTTGTAATCATCATCTGTAGATGCTTTTTCTGAAAATTCATGAGATGCTATATCTTCGTTTATTTCATTACTTATTTCATTATTTATTTCATAAGTGGGTGCTGGAGTATTTTGTTGGTCTTTTTTATAATTGATAATATCTTGTGATTTTGTGTTTAATGTAGTACTCATGTTTTTAATAATCTGCTCACACTCTTTTTCTCCTATTATCGTTTTTACATGATCTGAGTTTTTTAATAAAGAATTAATACCTGTCATTGCATTTTTAAGTGTTTTTTCTGCAATCCATTCAGCTGGTGTCTTTTTAAACCAGTCGAATGTATTTAACTTAATATAATTTAAATAATCTTTTAATTCATCCTCATCTTTCCAATCTTGACAACGATATACTTGCTCAAACCAACGCCTATTATCATAACTACGATTATCCTTCATCCATTGAAGTGCCTGACTCAATGTATATGTATTTTCCATTTTTTACTATTAAATATCCTATGTAAATTGCTTTTATATGATTTAATTTTCGTTAAAAAACCGCCGTTTTCATAAAAATTTGATAACATGACGTCAAACTAACTCATACACCACAAACACGCTTACAATGCCACGCACACGTAAGAACCCTACCCCTGCTGCTGAGCCAGTTGCTGCTGAACAAGTTGCTGCTGAGCCAGTTGCTGCTGAACCAGTTGCTGCTGAGCCTGCAAAGAAGCCAAGGAAGCCTAGGGCTAAGAAGGTAGCTGCTGAAGCAGAGGCTGCGGCTGAGCCTGAGCCTGCTGCTGAGCCTGAGCCTGCTGCTGAGCCTGAGCTTGCAAAGAAGCCCAGAAAGCCTAGGGCTAAGAAGGTAGTCGCTGCCGAGGTAGTTGCTGCCGAGGTAGTTGCTGTCGATGTAGCTGCTGCTGAAGGCGAGCGTAGTGCTGAGGTAAAGCCAAAGCGTACTCGTAAGCCATCCGCTTACAATATGCTTCTTGGTGAGTTTATGCGTAAAATTGCTCAGGAGGAAAAAGAGATTCCGCGCAATGAGCGTATGGCAAAAGCTCAGTCTATGTACAGAGACTGGAAGTCTACGAGAGATATGGCTATTGTTGCAGCTTAGATAAATATTAACTAGAAGAAAAAAACAAAAAACAAAAAAAAAAGAAAAGCAAAACTTTTCTTATGTAGTATCAAAAAGACATATCCATCTTATCTTTAATTTTTTAATACTTCTATATTCACTAAATCTATGCGCAAATTCAACTATAGTATAGCGATTACCCATCGACTTATTACATGATGAACATATTGGTAATAAATTTTCTAAACTAGTCTGCCCTCCCTTGGATTCAGGGATATTATGACCACACTCGAAAGTAAATGTATTTATTTCATTTGTACACCAATTTACTTTGCATTTGGCATTAAATACTTTGCCGTTATTCTTGAGCCATACTTCGCGTTTTAATGATATAGGGATTTTAAGTTTAATTTGTTTCATATATAATTATAAAAAATTTATCTCTTATATAGAATCTTTGAAAAAAATTTGATAATCATATATATGATTTATAAAAAATGGCACATATGTATCATGTAAATGGTCTAATGTTCAGATTTCCATTAGAAAATACAGAAAATGCTTTACGAGAATATACGTCTTCGTTTTATGTCGAAAAACCAGCAGAAGGCACAGCATATCACAAAGTCTATGCACAAATTACTAGAGATAATACGATTCGTGCGGATGCTTTCATGATTATTCATGAGAATATTGCATTTATAATTGATGTAGATATATATAGTAGTAGAGATGGTATGGGAACATACACACAACATAGTAAAACATTATCATCTGAATGGCTAGAACCATTTAAACCATTTGGAGTTACTACGATATATAATCAAGATCGTTCACCTGAAGTATATATTTTAACCAAGCAAATATTTCATAATGTTATTGTTCGCAATATTTTAGATCAAAATTTAGATTTACCAAATGATATTATCGAAATAATCATGAAAATTTGATAAGCTTTTTATATATATATGATTTATAGAAATAAAAATGATATCCGCTGTGTATTATAAACACGGTTTAATGCGCAGATCTTCATTAGAAAATGCCGCAGATGTTGTTATGTGTAGATATGATGCTGCGTTTCATGCAGAGAATAATATAATTTATGGTACAATTTCCAGAAATACTTACAAATATCATCAAACCACTGCTCATGTTCGCATGGTTGTTTATGATCATGTTGCGTTTATAGTTGACGCTGATATATATTATCACATTTGTGAATATGACGCCTTAACAGAACATAGTAAACAATTATCTTCTGCCTGGATAGAACCATTAAAAATTAATGGAATTACTGAGATATATTATAATCAAGAACGCTCTCATGAAGCGTATATTTTAACTAAGAGAATCTTTCATAATGTTATCACAAATCTCGATCAAAATTTAGATAGCTTCTTGCCAAATGATGTTATTGGAATTATAAAAAATATGGATATATCTCAGTCTGGCTTGGATTATGTTTATGACCCTGGTAATCCAGAAGTATGGCCATTTAAAGTTCAACATATAAATGGATTTAGTAAACGTCCATTATATCGAGTTGTTTTATGCAAAGTTATTTTGAATGAAGATATTTTATATGAAGCTTTAGAAAATGATGGCGAATGGCAAGATTTACCAGATATTTTAGATCCTGATAATTATATGGAAGTCTAATTTTTTATCTTAGATTATATAAAATGGAAAAATTCGGAAGCACTGATTGGCATCAACTTAATAACCCTAAAACTGATAACTTAAATTCAGCATCACGTAATGAATTTCTAACTAAATTCGCACATACCGTAGCAGATGGACTACAAGCTGGAGGCGCTAAGGGCAAAGCTAAGAAAGCTGCGAAAGCTGCGAAAGCTGCACCTGCTAAGGCTAAGAAAGCCGCACCTGCCAAAGCTAAGAAGGCCGCACCTGCTAAAGCTAAGAAAGCCGCTAAAAAAAACCAGTAAGAAATAAAAATTTGAAATAAAAATTTGAGATAAATATCCATTTATTTTTATATCGTTTTTGCTTGTGTGTGAAATGCCTTATGATCCTGAGCAAATGTATTTATATGAAATGATTATTGTTCTACTTTCTGAAGCTCATATTCTTGCGCGTATTGCGTTTTTAGGCTGTTTATGTGGAAAAATAGTTAGCTTGTTATTACTAGATTCAGTGCCATTATGGATTAGTTATTTAATATATTTTGAATTTATACTATTATTGCCATTTATCAAAAACTATGTTATACCAGCATGTGGGAGTCCATCTTTAATTTTCGATTAACACCGAAAATTTGATATGATTAGATATATGATTAGATATATATTTTACATTATATAAGTAAATATAAATGAATTCTACGAGAGACTTACTCATGGCTCTTAATCTAGCAATTGTAGAAAAAGATATTGATTATATCATTTATTGTAATAATAATAATATCCTGGAAATAGATGTTAATGTATTTAAAGTTAGAAAATATATGTTTGAATCTAGCCAAGTCTTATATAAAGAAATCTTACATATATTACATGATAAAAACTACGGAGAATTTGTCATCGATATTATGCCATTTATAGACGAATATCTAGAATTTTATGATATAACTTTCTAAATATAAATCTAAATATAAATAAATGGATAGGGAACTAAATTATATTATATTTTTCTCTACAAATTGTATATCTGAACATATTGAAATATTATTAGATTATTTACAACATAAGTTCCCAGAACAACCTTTTTCTATGATTAATGATAAAACATTATTTCTCGGAGATTATAGCATATATCAACATATACCTGTGCGTTTTGTTAAAAGTTTAGATGACTCTACATGTTGCAGAAATGATATTATATCTTATATATTAAACTTTGTGAACGGTGATATAAATGATATATTTGCAATGCAGTCTTATATTTCAGATTATGGATTATATTATATTGAATTTGTTTCATAATCAGAATTTAATTTTTTCTTTATATGCTACATTTTCTAAAAATTTGATATTTTTAGAATGAAATTAAGTTATAAGTCTTTATGGATCCAATAGATGCTATTGTAACTATACATAATATACAGAAGCCTACAAAAAAAGAAGTTCTAGATCAATGGATTTGGCATAGTGTAACAATTATATGTAGTACAATAACATGTTGTTGTTGCTGCGGATGTTGTGGAAATTATTCTCACCAAGTTTTTTACGGATAACATGAAAAAATTTGATACAAATAAAATGAATTTTTCATATAATATAATGAATCGCACTAATCCAATGCAGCAGTATTCTAGTCAGCACGCTAGTCAGCACGCTAGTCATCAACAACAACCTATATATTATATTTGCACAATGCCACCAAATGGTTTTAACTTTCCACCGCTATAGATCAATTGACACTTTTTATCAAAGTATCTCCTTTTCTATTTTACATCAATGCTTTTTACAGCAAAGCAGCCTTTATAGCTGGAGGTAGCTCTCTTAGAATTTAGCTTTACCAAACACCGGATAAATACTTTAACATAATACAACAAGCTGCTTTATCGTCTCTGCCTGCTTCATAATTGCAATGATTACATCTAAATATACGTTCAGATAGTGTAATCTTGATTTTATGACCACAACAAGGGCATCCTTTTGTTGTTCCCCATTCACTCCAGGTTTTAACTTCTCTACCTA